TAAAATCAATAATGTAAACACCACTAAGAGTAGTGGCGGCTGCATTAATGATAGCTCGTGTTGCGAGTACATTAATCGAACCCACTGAACCGCTAGTGAGCTGGATGCTAGAAATACCAGCTCCAGTGACATAAACGGAAACAGCAACACGGCCATTTAAATAGCAATACAATTCATCTACCACATTTGAATCAGCAATGAAATTAGCTCCTTGAATAGTTAAACCTGATACTGGGAACATATTAGTTCCTCCGGTAAGGGTACTACTCAATACCTCACAAACTGGAGGTAATTGGGAACGAGGTTCAGACAATGTAACATCAAAAGAGACGTACAATTCACCACACGAGGATGTATCTGAACCAAGGTCGGAAGCAAAAATCAGTCTACCAACGTCATAAGTTTTGAGATCAACAGAAGTCCCAATAGTATTCGCCGTAGAAACAGCTGGATATGTTCTGACATATTGTTCATTTTTCAAATAATGAGCAGGAATATCAATAGCCACTTCGTTCCAAATAGATTCTTCATCATTGGGAGCGATTGAAAACATAGCTTGTTTTGTGGCTGGAATTACATCCAGAGTATTCGAATTAAATGCTAGAGCTACCCTACCTTTGGTAGAAGTAGAAGCTGCAGGCACATAAACGAAACGAAGGCGATTAAACTTATATTTGTTATAATTAGCGGCAACATTAGACAACCAGGGGAACACTGTGGATGATCCTGGGTTAACGGAATAAGTTGTTGTAGTGAAAGCAGTAGCTGCGTTAACTGTGCCAATGTACTCAGAATGAGTAACAGCGACAGTACCATTCCTAGAATAATATCTAGGCGTAGACATTGCAACCTTGCGAGACATTGAAACCGGAGCTCTTGTAAGAGAGTTCTCGGTTTTTCGTATCTCCGCCTTAATCTTAGCGTTGATAGAACGAGGTCCACTAACCTGTGAACCGTTATTTTTATTACCACTCTTACCTGCAGCCTTGGGAGCATTGGTACTGGGTGGTGGTCCTCTAAACTTTTGTAGAGTAGTGTTGCGAGATTTTACCATCTTAGCGTAAAGGGATCCTAAATTTCCTAGATCACCTGCTTCTTGGATAAATTCCGCGTCAGCAATTTGCCAATTAACTCCTTGAGCCAACTGGTTATCGTGTTTTTTACAAGCCCGGCCTAAAGCAGTCCTGGGATTGTGAGAGCCTTTCTTAACAGATGATTGGAACTTATTATCAGAGATATAAGGACCACACCAACCGTCAGTTAAATAGTCAAAAATATTGACTAAAGTATCTGAGAAGAAATTGAAGAGTTTTATTGTCCCCATGCCAAGGGGTGAATTATAGGCGCCATTGTACGTGGTGTCGTTTTTATAGGTTAACGACTTTGACCGCTTTGAATTTAACGTCTCAAAGTCAAGACTAAAAATTCC